CATGGCTAGCCTTGATGGCTTCAACAGATGATGGATTATCTGAAACGAAACCAAGGTCATCCAAAGTCAACCCCATTTCCCCAGCAAATCCAGCAGCAGCTGTTCTGAGCTGTTCTGTGAAAGGTGACATGCTAGCGGTAGTAAATTGCCCAACGCTCGGCTTCTCTCCTTTATCACTAGAAGAAATCGTCAACAAGCTTGATACAGTAGCTTTCCATTTTTCCATAGGCTCTGCATCAGGATCAAGACCAAGAATATATTTCTGTGGCCATGAGTAGAACTCAGCAGTGATATCCGCCCGTTCCAAAGTACGCTTAGCGTATTTCTGATAATACATACCAGCTCTGGTGATACGACTCCGACCAAAAGGACGAACCGCATCAGGACGATGAATGACCGGAACCAGCAGAGGAATACCAGTTTTATTCGTAACCGAGTAAGGCTCCCCATCTTTCGGAACGAAGTGAGTAGCATTAGGCTCAAAGTAGGCTTCAAGTGTTGGACGATTGTAACCATCACGAGCCAGAACTGCATAACCTTCTACAAGCAACCCAGCAATAGGATTAATGACACCAGTTGCATTACTTGATTCAATGACTTGCAATCTCACCTCATCATCTTCACCCTTCGAAATGTAGACGAAACTACACGAACCAATCAGTGCAGCTAAAATGGCACTATCGAAAAAAATATCAGGATTGTTACGATCAAAGATTTCTGTAACATTAAAATCATCATTAGCAAATTCCCTGAAAATCAAACGATCTGCAAGACTATCAACTCCCTTTGCAGCCCAACCAAGAACAGCTTGATACTTTACCCTGATATGTGCAGGAATTGTGATTCCTGTCGGCGCTTCATAGTGTTGCATCGCATAATGATTGTACCTCAGATTGACTCTGCTCTGATAGAGATTCAACTTCCTCCTAAGATAGTCAATTCCTCTTAATTCCAAACCGTTCTCCTTTCTTTGTGATGATTTGGCGCGAGAAAAAATGTACAGTGACGGCGTGAAGCTCGCGAGCGCCTAGTGGGAGGGGGATACCCCCCTCCTATACTCAGCTAGGATCTACTTCACACATATCTGTTATTTTTTCGAGTTTTAAATATTTTTTTTATTTTCTTTTTTACAAAAAAATTTTAATTCTTTCATTAAGACTTCAAGCTCTATACCTAGTCCAGTCTCTGGACTGCGGCAAGTTCCTGTTACCCACAACAGTAGCATTGGCTGATCTATCATCAGTGTAAAGCTTGTCAGACTTTTGTCTGTTGCATTGCCAGTGAGCAAGCTGTAAGTTACGAATATCTGACGGATGACCATTGCGATTGATTGGAATAACATGGTCAATGACCGGAGATAGAGGATGTGGGTACTTCAATGATTTATCAACGGGGAGTCCACAAATCCCACAAGTATTTTTTGTTTTGAGAATAATATTTTTATTCTTTTCAAAAGCAACTCTGTGAGGACCGCTCCGGTCCGGTCTGTCCTTGGGGGTATTCATCTAAGGAGGGGCCTTTCTTTTTAGTAGGTAGGGGCTAAAATTTTATGATTTAGGGGGAGTTTTTCTAGTCTCTGACACACTCGTATATTTAACATATCTTATATTCTGTTAAATAAAATTAAACAACTTTAAAGTCAAGAGTACCAAGGCTTTCACTATGTTTTTCTAAAAACTAATTTACATTTTCTCATTATGTAAAATAGACGGGTTACTTAGTAGTCAAATGATAGTATACTTTCATCTAATTCATCCTGACTATAACCGATATAACCAAGTGTGATATCTGGTGTAGAGTGATTAAAAATCTTTTGAAGAATAGCTACATTACCATTCTTTTTATAGTGATGATAGCCAAAAGTCTTCCTCATCGAGTGAGTACCTATGTGGTTCAATCCTACATGCTTAGCTGCATCCTGTAGTATTTGATATACTGCTACTCTTCCGATATGAGTGATACGAACACCATCCGTTCGTTTTTTCTTTTTACTTGGGAATAGATAATCGTACTCTGCTAATTGATTATCTTTTATGTATCTATTTATTTCTTTTCTTAAAGGGGGACTGATTGGAAAATGCCTTATCTTCCCAGTCTTCTTCTCTCTTAGTTCAATCCTGTCTGCAATCACTTGCTTAACTTGAAGAGGTACTATATCGCTCACTCTTAGACCAGAGTAGATTCCAAACATAAACAAAACATAGTTTCTGTCACTTTTGTTTTTCAAGTAATCTTTGATTCGTTCGATATCGTCTAGATCACGGATTGGTTCTACTTTTTTCACGATATCACCTCCAAACTCAAAGAAAAAGACAGGGTGTGCCTGCCTTTGTCTATTATTCGATAATACCATTTTAGCACATTGAAATTGGTATTTACTCTTGACTTACTCCGCTTTTACTCCATAATTACGACCTGCTCTCCATTTCTATAGAGTTCCGCAAATGCTAATAGAGCTTTGTCAAGAATTTCGTAATATGAACTCTCTGAGATTGCAAGTTCATTGTATATCGTTTCATCTTTCTTTCGATGCCAAACCATGTACTTTTCATATATGATTCTACGATAGTAAGGATCATGTAGCTCGCTGACCGCTTGCTCAATAGCATCTAGCTCCATCTCTGCATCTACTTTTCTGATAGCAAGCTTCTCAACCTGACTAGTCGTGTCGCTTCCTGGATTGCGAGGCATAAAAGAGTATGTAGTCGTCACCTTTTGACCATTTTTGTCATTGGCAACACGACGCCAGCGAGGATAGCCTTTTAGAATTTTTTTGGCATTTTCTTTCGTTTTTGCTTCGTTGATTCCTGGAAAAAAAGGCATCTCTTACCTCATTTCTATTTCAAATAATTTTTCCTTCAAATATCTTTGAACCTTGGTAGTGACTTGGTTTGTTTACATTGTCAAATTTTTCTGGTTTCATTTTTTCTCCTCACTAATTTTCTAATGCACAAATTCGTTGACCAGGTCGCGGATAAAGAACTTCCAGTCAGATTCTCTAAAAGTCAAGAAACGATCTGTAGTAAGATTTCTAAGTTTTTTATAGAAAAGCATCTTTAGTTGAATTGACTCACCGAACTCTTCGCTAAGTTTTAGTGACTGCTTGTCTAGTCGTCCACCATTTTCAAGGTCGCGGTCGATAAACCATTGTTTTACATTTTTTAGTGTAGTCATCTGTTTCATTCCTCCTTATCTAAAATCCATGCAATATAGACACAAATCAGAGCAAGCATAATGGAATCTGCCAAATTCCCTCTCACTCCACCTAAGATGATAATTTCAAGTATCTCCCAGAGATAGTCCAATACAATAAAATGGACAAATTGGGTTAAGAAGAAGTTATACTTCCCATTAAATCGAACTTTCATAACATCACCTCATCCCCAACTTTTACTTTATCCCACTGCTCCTTCGTAACCACGAACACACCGTAGTCACGAATCGTTAGCGTGTATAGCTTCCCATGTCTTCCTTTCTCGACGACCTTACCGAATATCTCAGCGCCTTGATTATCTGCCTTATAGATAACCATCGGCTTTTTCTCTTCTAAATCTCGAATCCTGTCCATCTGCCAGATATTTAATCCAGCAGATAGCAGAATCCAGATAGATATGAATCTTTTCATGTCTCCTCCTCAAAATAAAATTTACCATTAAAAGGCTTGATTTCAATAATTCCATAATCTAACCCAAGTCTTGCTATAAATGGCTTGCTGATTCTTTCGTGCAAGGTAGACATCTGCTCTCTGAATTCATCTAACAGAAGAGTAGATTTGTAGAAATTGCATTGATAGCAAGCTGGCATGTAGTTATCAAAACTATCTTCTCCGCCTCGATAATGAGGATGCAAATGATCCACTCTCAAAGTTTTCAAGTCCAAAACCTTGCCACAATATGCACAATGACCGCCATACTTATCCAAAACTTTTTGTCTAATGGTTTTAGATATGCTTTTTCGTTTCAATCTGTTGCCTCCTCAAATTTCATAAACGTCATCCAATGCGTAGTACCTCTTTGTTGCCCAAACAATGGTTTAAAAGGTACAGATTTAAGAACTTCTTTAACATTGATTTGACAATCAGACCATTTAAAAACTAGAGTACCTCCAACTTTTAGAACCCTCATACATTCTTCAAAACCCTTGGCTAAATCTTCCGACCAGGTAACTTTATCCAACTGGCCATATTGTGATCGCATAATTGAGTTTTGACCTGCCCATTTCAAATGTGGTGGATCAAATACTACTAGATTAAATGTTTCATCATCGAATGGCATATCACGAAAATCTCCGACAACGTCAGGGTTTACGTTTACCTTTTTCCCATGTATTTCAAATTTTTCTTGTCTGATGTCCATGAAAGTTGTATGACTCTCATTTTTATCAAACCAAAACATACGACTGCCACAACAAGCGTCTAGTATTCGTATATGTTCCATCACTCCACCTCCTTTGTTTTAAATGTAAGATCATTTAATAAGTACGGTTCTCTCTGACGGGTTTCATGGTTAAATTTATAAAGAACTCGCCACTGACTTCGTGTGTAAGGGTATCTGTTTGGTCGTGTCATGTTACCACCTCATATATAAATATTTCGTATCAATATCTTGTTCTAAAATACACTCTTTCAGTGACTTTAAAACCTCCAATGCATCGCTAACTGTTCCCCATTTATTTGCAGGTTCATATTGTACATATTTTTCAGGTTGCCTTTCCAATTCAGTTATGCCACGTTGAATATTTTCAAAAATATCAGCAACATTGTAAATTGTGCCTTGGTCGAAATCCCAATCCATAGCAATTCTAAACATCTTCCCGAGATTGTAGGTCGGAGAACTATATCTAGGTTCAGCGATACGAATATAATCTCCGTTTTCTATTTTCGCTAAGATTTCCAAATCATAACTCATCACTCCACCTCCTCAATCTCAATTCCTGGGCAATCGAACACCCAGCCGAAACCAGCTTCTTCTAGTTCTTTGCGAGTGTGGTAATATATAATATTGTATAAACTAGAACTTTTTGTAAAGAAATACCTTTCCACAAATTCTCCATATACCAACATATTTTCTTTGATATTCCCTTTTACTTTCACAACATACCACTTCTCTTTCTCGACCTCGTAGCCGTCCAGCCAAGCTCGGGCGAAGAGGTCTTGGTTGCTCGTCTTTTTAATCCATAATATTAAATCGAAACTTTGGTTGTTTTCTTTCATAAAGTTTGGATTCATAGCAGTATATAGACTAGTTGTTAAATGTTCTTTACAAACCTCAATCCAATCTGCCACAAACTGCGGTATTTTGACTGGTTTATTCAATTCCTGCTTATTCATCTTAGTTTCCTCCATAAATCAAATAAACTGCAATAACTACCTGAGCCATGCTTGGCGAATAGCCAACCCAATCATCAAACTCCTTAGATTTTGGTAACCAATCCTTGGTAGCTCCCAAATCATAGTCTGTAGGCTTTTCATCAGCGAAGATACATTCCATCACTCCCATAAACGTCATGCCATCTTCTGTCATTTCCCAGAAATAGTCCGCTCGGTCTTTCACTGCTTGTGGTAAATCTTGCTTGGGAGGTTTCGGCTTCCCGTCTTCTACCGTCCAGTTGTATACTGCATTAACTTTTTTCTTTAAATCTTCCATCATCTTCGCTTCCTCCAACTTGTTTTTAAAAAATCCAGCTCTTGCCCCTCATGGCTCAAAGACACAAGAGCTAGCAAATTCTTTATACGTCATTCGTCCAAGTCTGACGCATATTCTAGCTCGCTTTTAACGTGGTTCGCGGCACGTTGATTTTGTTGCTAAGTAATAGCAATCTACCGCACCATAATCAAACCTCACATCGTCTTTTCCGATATATTTTTTGAATCTTGGTCTGGTAATGCCTGAGAAAGCCCATTGATGGTCTTTCATCCGTTCGATAAGCTCATCCACATTGTTAAAACTTCCAAGGAAAAACTTGCGGTGCCCGTTGTAGACGAAGTAAAGATTTAACATCACTCCACCTCGACGGGGTAAAAGTTCCCAAAGGAACCCCTCAATGCCTTACCAACCTGTACGGCTGCCCCACGAGAAACAAACCGCATGGCTTTCTTCTCCTCAGAACATGAAATGTCCAAGCCAGTCACACCGATAACAGCGGACATCAGAAAAGGCTTATCCTCTCTTGTCCCATGCTTTAAAATAAACATCAGCCACCTCTGTTCTCAAGCCTTTCAAGTAATTCACGTTTCCGTTTTTCCAGCTCTTTCTTATCCTCCTCGCTCGTGGTATTCACATAGTTAGGTTGAGACCATTCAGGAACGTTGGATTTTGCTTGTCCTGAGCGGTTGTAGTTCTTACTCTCTTTATATTTACGGTCGTCCTCATCTACCTGTTCAATTGTTGTGAAACCCTTCTTTTTCCAATTTTCAAGAATGGCAATTAGATAATTGAAACTTGGTTTGTGTGATCCGGAAGTTTTCTCTACTGCACGGTTCAACATATCAAAGCTCATTCCATCAAGTCCTACATAATCAAGTAACTGTTGATGTGACTTATCAGTTAGATGGATTCCGCTATGTTTCAAATTTTCAGAGAGGCTGGAACTAATCATCACCTTATTATTATTTATCTCTATATCTTTATCTAATTCTTTATCTAATTCTTTATCTAATTCTTTATCTAGTGCGTTACCATGCGTTACTGTAACGTTACCTGTAACGTTACCAAGAGCAAGATTTTTCTGTTTTTTACGGTATTTGGCTACACGGTTGCGTGTCTGTTCCTTGATTTTCTCCATTCCGTCAACGTTTTGATGTTTTTCCCAATTTGGCAAGCTAATGATACCATCGATAATCTCAATCATCCCAAACTGTTCAAAAACTCCAATAGCCATTCTTACTGTATTCAATGGTCTACGAAAAATAGTAGCTAACATTTCATCTGTATAGTGAACCTTATCAGTCATCATCAACAAACCATTACTGTTATGTTTTCCAGCAAGTGTCAAAATCTTAAACCATATCACTAAGATGGCATCAGGATCAGGCAAGGCATCAATCAGGCAAATCTTTTCATCGTCAAAAATATCCGTTGTGATTTTTATCCACTTGATTTCAGACATACCGAGCCCCCCACTTCCTACGATTCGCACGGTATTTCATCCGCATATCCTCATAGATGTACCTGCCTTCTAACTCTAGTTTTTCAAGCTTGATCAGACGATTTTGAGAGACCACATCATGATAGTCCTTTGTCAGTTTTTCAAAGTCCTTTGTTAATTTCTCATAGTCAGTTATGTATTCTTTGACTAGTAATAGATTTTTGTAATCATTTTCCCAAATCGTAATAAAATGTCTTGAAGCTGATTCCCTTCCTTTCAGTTCTTTAACAATCATAGTCAGGTTATCCAGCCATTCAATCAATTCTTCCATTTCCTGACCTCCTCACTTCAAAATGTGCATTTTAGGTTCTGGCAAGGCTAGAGGTTCTGGTCGTAAACCTACAGGCGGTTCGTTGTCATATGTGAATCCTTTGAACTCTCTGCGAATATTCTTGCGAATTTCTTGCCATTTGTCCTCTCTACCACGTTCGTATGCATGGTTATAGCCTTGGATAATCATAGACGCAAATTCTTGCTCTTCTCGTCTCTCTTCTTCCTCTCGTTGTTCCTGCAATTTGATATGACGGCAAGCCCCTGCAAATCCAATCAGCAGGGCTCCAACGCCCATTAACTGGTCTAAAATCGGTGGTTCAAACATTTTTATCTCCTTATGCTCTTAATTTTCGTACTTCTTTTTCTAACTCTAAAATCTCATAAACATCATTGATATCGTACATAATATCTTTCCCTTGCTTACGAAATCTTAATCCTTTACGTTCTAACTTCTTAATATAGC